AGCAGGTGATGTGCTTATCAAAGCGTTCACATTACCAATCAGAGTGTGCATAGGTCTTTATAAGTGTGTTGAGAAGAACACACCAGAAAGATTAGAAATGCCATTTGAAATCAAAAGAAAGGAGGAAAACGATGGAAGAAACAAAGAAACTACCAGTTGCTGAAAGAGTTGCTAAGAAAACTATGGGTATGACTAAATGGTTTACTGAACAATACTTTCAAACATTTGAAATGGTAAGTAAAGATCCTAGATATAAGACTTTACCACCATATAACCAAACATCTTGTATTGCTACTATAATTATAGCTACCAATGCAGCTCTTGATAAAGCAAGAGAGAGAGATGTTAAAGAGACTGCTGAGATACTACAAAAAGTATCAGAAGCAGAACAACAAACAAAGGTGGCTTAATATGTCTGATAGAGGAATGATGAGACCAATACGTAAAGAAGAATATAACTATTGGGATTATACAACAGATACAGATTATGAAGCTAGAAAATCTTCGTTGAAGTCAGAGATGATTGACGAGATAGATGATATCTCAGAGAATAATTATCCTGCCTTCAAAGGAAGGTTGAAGCTAGATAAACTGATGTCTGATATTGTGGATCTTCATAAAGAATATCATGAATTTGTTACAAACAAGAACATGATAGAACAACAGAAGAAAAACAATTTAGATAAATCTGTTGATCAAATGTATGAGCAGCTGCTTAAATGGAACAAAGAAAGAAAATGGAAAACTGATATTAGTAGAAAACTTATTAGTGATCCTAAAGATCATGAAGCATTGATCAAGAAACTTTGTAGAGAAGAAACTGAGAAAGCATATTATGCAGGACCGAAAGGTAAAGCATTACAGCTCTTAGAGATATCTAAGAAAAGAGCTAAGCATATACTTAACTCAGGACTACCATTAAATGTAGCTGTTATGAAGATAGCTCAAGAAGGTGCAAGTCAAAAGATAAATTTTGAGATACCTCAAGATGTCTTTAATCCTGCTACTGCTATTGAGAACAAAAAGTAAACAATTGCATTGCCCTGTGTCCATTAGCAGGGCAACGCTAACTAGAAAGGTAATATGATACACATGGACGAAAAGTTACTCAATTATATCAACGCACAAACTAAGGTACATGACAGTACAAGTAAAGTCATTGATAGAATGAATGAAATAATTAATATACAATCCAAGAAGATAAGGCAACATGATAATAATGTTAAATTTCTTGGTATGATGCAAATTGCTACACTTATTGTGCTTGGTTTGGTTCATTCAGTACACTCAGGTTGGTTTGACAACATAGGGTGGTTACAATGAAACTAGAAGAACAAGAAAAAATACTAGATAAAGCATCTAACAAAGCTGTAGATCAAGTAATTAAAGAACGTAAAACAAAACGTAGAAACTTAATCAAAGAGTGGTTTAGGTTTGCTGAGCTAGTAAGTCAACAAATAAGGAAATATTTATCATGAATGTATATTTATTATATAATCAAAAGAAAGATATAAAACTATTTATAGAAGCTGATGGATATGAAGAAGCTGTTAAAACATTTAAAGCATGTAAATTTAAAAATAGTTTTGAATGGATGATTTATTTAAAAGTAGGAGGTCAACGTGTCCAAACAATCGGAAATAAATGAATTAATGTTAGCAATGGAACAATTGCTCATTAGTAACTTAGATGCATCAATAACTGATCATGGTCAAGCTGTAGACAATGACTATCAAGCTGACTTTACTGCTCATATTGATGGTAAAACTTATAACATAATGATAGTCCAGGAGGAAGAAAATGATTAAGATACCTAAAGATGTACATAAAGCATTAGCTGTTTTGTTTAAACATAAATTAATTAGTCAAACAGAATTACAGCAATTTATGGAAAAAAGTATGAGACGTGATATGTCTGCTCGTATTGTACAGATGCCTAAACCAAGAGAAGCAACAGCAGCTCTTGAGAGAACATTAACTGACATAGTTAATAGACAGGGTAACGCTGCTTTTACTGTAAGTGAGATTACACATAAAGTAGAATCTATGGTTGGTAAAACAACTGATAGTGCTGTTAGATATGTACTAGGTTTAATGGTACATAAAGGTAAAGCAGAACAAATACATGCTGATGGTAGAGTACTATTTGGCAAGAAAGACTAGGAGGTTATATGTATAAATTACACATATGGAAAGCTGCTATGGAAAATGGTTTGCCAGTAAATGATAATGAAACATTTGAATTTACAAAAAAACCAACTTTTGATGATATGTATCCTTTAATTAATTGTGATACTATTGAAATTTTACAAGGATATGATAAGACTATATCTAATAGGACTTTTGATATTTATTGTGATGAAGAAAGTAAACTCAAAAATCCTTTTGTAAAAAATGAAAGAGCAACAAAAGCATGGTACACTTGGCAGGAAAGAACTGGAAGAACATGTATTGAAGGTGATTTCGTTGCAGGTACTGTTGCCATTATAGAAAAGGTAAAAGATGAAGCTGCGTGAAGAAATAAAAAATCCAGAGCCTCGTGATTTAAGCGAGGTTCTGAAAGATTGTCATGATCTTGTTGATGATTTAAGATCTAAACTTAAAAAAAAATGTGATGAAGTATTAGATTTACGTAAAGAGATTGATAGATTGCAAGAGTATGCTAACAATCTTGAAGTAATAGAAAAAAGTCATCAAGAATTAAATGGTCAATTACAAAAAAAAATTGATGAATTTATTAGATCACCAAGAAGGAGTACAGATGACGTTTAAACCAAGTGTAAAAACACAAATCGAAAGATGTCAAAACGAAATGGACGATGCTATGGAAGCATTGTCTGTAGTCGATAATGCTATACAATGTGGGTTTATGAAAGATGAACATTCATTGTTAATGATAGAATGGGCTAAAGAATATCGTAATGACATACAAAGATGTAAAATGTTTTTAGAAAATGCAAAGGAGAAACATGAGTAATGAAAATGCGTTAAGAGCATTGGTTGCTACTAAGCAATTGGAAATAGATAAACTAAAACGTATAATTAAGGAGAAAGAAAATGATAACAACAGACTCAGAGATACTAAGGATAGAAAAAAGAATAAAGGGTCTAAACAGAGTGACAGCATCGATTAATGATTTGTCTATCTATGGTATATTTTATGGAAATTATCCAGAGTTAGTAAAAGTATTAGAACATGCTAAAGATCATGTTAAAGCAGAATTAAAAGCGTCTAAGGATAGGTTAGAAACTTTAAATTATCCTAATGAAGATCCAGGTGCTGAAGCCATTATACAACAGTATATGACTAAAGGTACTTAGATCTCTGTAATTTTTACTATCCAAGATTTTGGAATCATAGTACGATCACCAAAGGTTATGGTTCCATCATCTTCTTTATCGTAAGCTGCAAATACTTTTATAGATTTACGATCTGTTGAAAATATCCAACCTTCATTAACTGGATTAGCCAGTTTCATATTTTTAAATTCTTTTTCTGATGCCCAAGCACTATCAGATACACAGTCTACCCATTCAACTCTAACTTTTTTATAAGGTATATCAGTAGAGTCTTTATCTTTTACTGATTTCTTTTTTTTAGTGTAACGTTTTTTTGTCATTAGCTGCCCATATGTATTGTTCTATGTCATCCAAAGGCACTAAATTTTCACCTTCTTCTTCAAATACTAATTGTAAGTACGTGCTATAGATTATGGCTAATGCCATTGCGTCAGCAGCTTTTATTGTAAAATGAGGATTAGCTTCTCTTATGAAGTCACCGATTACATCAGGCTTAACATTCCTGAGAAACTTATCAGAGTAAGGTTTAGTACGCTTTGGAAACTTTATAATTTTGCTCATATTTTACATACCTATGGCTAGGATACTTATAATAATTATTTGGGTTGCAATAGAAAATCAATGTTTTTTTTAATCTTAGGTACAAGTTTGTTATATACTTTGACCCATAACATACTATCATCATAAAAAAAAGCCTTATTTGCCCACATTTCGTAGTGATGTTTATAAAATATACCACATATTGGTATGGGATCTATATCAATTTTTTCCCAAAACTGTCTTTCAGACATGCCACAGTTGTGTAATTGATGATGATGTTTGACACATAAAGGTAGTGTAAATTGATCACCTACCTTTTGTCCTATACCTCTTGGCATAGCATATTGTATATGATGAGCATTACAACCATACTGATGACAGATAATACAAGGATTACTTGCTACCCATTTCAGGTATTTTTTGTCTTTTATTCTTAGTTCCTTGACCTCTGATAGTGTTTCGCACTTTCGTGTACCCATAATATATTGCCAATCTAGCTAAACCTTCATGTGTTCTATTAGATGCTTTGCGTTCTGTCAATCCAAGAATACTAGCTATTTCAATTATACCATAATTAAACCAACAGAATAACTTCATAACCTCAGAGTTGTTTTTGCCTATTTCTTCATCACAATCTTTGACTGCCATAGCAGCTCCTAAAGATGATGTGATAAAGTCAGTACTGGATCCATCGACTTTGTCTTTTAGATAGTCTCCGGTACTGCCTCCCATAAGCTCACACATAAGTCTATATCTAGATCCTGCTTCGTATTCTTCTATGGATATTAATTTACGATGAAACATATACATTAGACGAGACTCTCTAATGTTTAACCAAACCTTTTTCTTATCTCTGATAGTAGATATAAGTTCTGGTTTTTCTATTTTACGCATATGTATTTGTATAGTTGTCTTTAGCTTTATCAACAAAAGATTTAAACTTGTCGTTTTTGTTATACAGTTTGTATAATCTAAATACACGATTTTTATTGCAAGAATGATGTCGAGCAATAAGGCTCTTACAACCATACGCCTGCGTAGGGTGTAATAGCCAGGACATAATAATAGATAAATTATACAAATTGTAATGTTGTTTATCTGTTATTGTCGATTTACCTTTTAACACATCAATTGGTATGTTATAGGTACTACTTATATATTTTTGAACATTAATAACCATAAGGAGATAATTATGAAAATTGAGTATAGACATTCTGCCTCCAAGACTAATACGTTTTTAGATAGTCCAGCGTTCTGGATTATCAATGAACTATTTGATTTTGAGTCAGAACCTAATGCAAGAATGGTAATGGGTTTGGCAGCTGAGGATGCTGCTGATCATGCATTATCTAAACAAATCAAAGACCAAGATACTATCACAAATTATGCTAAATCCCAATACATACGACATAGTAAGGATGAGATGGATGATTTGTTGCCAACAGAACATACTGATGCAGAGTATGAATGGTCTGCTATTATTGCTAATAAGTTTGTAGAAAACCTTAGAGAATTTGGTGATGTAGTATCATTTCAAAATGAGTTGCAAATACCAGGTGATAAATATGGCTTAAAGTATGATGTTATTGGTAAAACTGACTTTGAGTTTAAAGATGTTATCGTAGATACTAAAGCTACAGCATATATTAGACGACTAAAAGCAGGTCATGTAGATCCTAAATGGTATCCTAAACCTGCTGATGTACGTCAACAATGCTTGTATAGAGATCTATTTGGCAAAGAAACAATGTTATTATATTGTTCTCCAAAAGATCAGTATGTTGTAGATATGGTAGAACGTGATGAACTACAGGTTCTAATCAATGCTATGAAACATATCGAGTATGTCTTAGATATATGTAAGACTAAAGAAGATGTTGTTCGCATATTTCCTTTGGTATGCGAAAACTTCAGATGGAAGGGTAGTCCTGGATCTGAAGAATTTGCAAAAGATCTTTGGACAAAGTCGTTAAAATAACCTATATACAGGTATGCAACGATTAGGCAAAATAATAAAACAAATAAATAGGAGACAGATAATGGAAACTGAAACCTTTGAATGCTCATTTAAAAGAGCTTTTGAGAAAGACGATGGTGGCGTAACAGTATACGTTACTAAAGATGATGGTACAGATATGACCATCTATGGTGAGGCAATGGGTGCTTCGAGATGGCAACAAGGTGCCAGATTAAAGATAGCAGCCCAACCAGTTAGGACAAGTAAAAATGGTAAACAATACCAAACTGCTAATGCAATAGAATTGTTAAGTGGTGAAGTTGCTGTACCAAATAGTTCTACACCAACAGCAGGTAAAGATAACACTGCACAATGGAAAGAAAAATATAGATTGACTATGAGTAATTTACTTTCAGCTGCTATACAATCAGGCAAAGATGTAGACTTTGATACGATTGATAGTTATGTACGTAAGATACTTAATGCTCAATATGATGGAGAAGAAGCTCCATTTTAACCTAATCATTATCTCCCTCGAATGTTAATGATAGCTGCTAGGTGGGTGCTCCCTGCCTAGTAGCAGAAAGATTTTATGGATTTAATATTATTAAACGATGGGATGTATAGTCTAGTATCAGTTACAAAAGAAATGGTAAAAGGAATTGAACTTCTTGCAGAGGTAGATTGCTTTGATCTTTGTGATATATTAAGATTACATCTAACAACTTACTACGACTATCCAATGAATGTTCATGTTATGAAAGATGGAACAGGAGATTTTTTTGGATGCATTTGTTCAAATTAGAACTGGAAATGATGGGTATAAACACTTATAACAATGATGATTTGGTGTTACAATTATATAAACTATATTTAAAGGAGGATAAGAGTGATTACAGAGAAGAGATTGGAAGAATCCTTAAAGTATCTGGCAGACACTGATGAGACTTCTGCTAAAGCTAATGCTAATGTAAAGTATTTAGATAGATTACTTAAACGTAAAAAGGCTTTACATATTACAGGTAACCAAGAAGATAAAAGCGTATCTGCAAAAGAACAAACATACTATGCTAGTAGTACTTATAAAGAAGCTATTGATGAATTGTTTAATGCTGAAGTAGAAGCTAGTACGTTAGATAATAAAAGAGATAAAGAAGGTCTAATCATAGATCTATTTAGAACATTAGAAGCTAGTAGACGTAAAAATAATATATGATTTATAAGATTAAAACTTGGAAGTTTATACCAGTTGTATCTGAAGTATTTATTAGTGCTAAGACAGATCAAGAGTGTCTAAAGACATTTGAAGATATTAAACCTAAAACTTTATCATGGAAAGAGTGTCCAATGACTAAAGGTCGTACAACATATGAAGTTGTAAAATCTGATGAGGACTCCTGAACAAAGAATGTTTCTTAATGTAATAACCCAAGCGATACATGACGCATCATATAAGGGTCAAGAACGTTATGATGTATATCATAGAGATCAAGCTATATCTTGGCTAACAAGTAATTCATATGATTTTAGAATGGTATGTAAATTAGCTGATTTAGATCCTGATTATGCACATACAAAACTTCAAAAAGCTATAGATTCTGATATATATAAGATAAGAGCAGATCACTATAAAAAACAAAAACCAGGTAGGAAAAATCCTCCTGGTAGATATAGGTTAATGTTTTGACTGATATAGATATGTTTAAAGATATGACTTACGATACACTTAATAAACAAGTTGATGGAAATCATTATTCTAAAATGAAGGTGCAACCAGCATATTTTATTAATGAGAATAATTTACCATTTGCAGAAGGCAATGCAATAAAATACATCTGTCGTCACAAGCAAAAGGGTAAAAAGAAGGATATAGAAAAGGCTATTCATTATTTAGAAATGATTATAGAGAGAGACTACAGTGCTTGACTATGGTCTAGCATTTGTTGTGCTTTTTTTCTATTGTACAATTTTCTACTTTTAACTATTTTATTTTTCCAATGACGTAATTGTCTAGCAAAAGGGTTTCTCTTTTTGTTAGGCTTAATCATTCTTTAATATTAATTTTTTAATACTTTTTTGACCTTGATATATTTCAGTCTCAGCCATAGAAATAATACATCTATATTCTATATTATCTCCAGCAGTACGAGTGGCAATACGTTTACCTTTTAAACATTCTGACATAGATGGTTGTATTCTATGTTCTTTTATTTCATGATCTATTATCATTAAGAGTGCTATTACTGATTCTATCATTAGTGATTACCATTCATTTTTTTTTGTAACATGTCTACTTGTTCTTTTAGATGATCTATGTTTACTTTGTTATATCTAGATGCCTGTATTTCTTCTTCAATATCTTCTATTTGTCCTGCAAGGTGTTCTATTAACATATACATCTCTAAGTTTTTTGGTTCTTGCTCAGCTTTTTTGAGCAGATCAGCAGAGAAAAGATGATCAGCTGTTTCTAATTTATTAAGTCTTTCAACTACACCAAAGTATGCCCATACGCCTACA